AGCGAACTATGTATCGACCTTGACGGCAAAATATTCCTGCTTACAGAAGCGCAGCCGGGGCTTAACTGCCCTCCTATGCATCCAAATTGCCGCAGTATTATTGTCGCATATTTAGGTAGCCTTGAAGGGAAGACGCGCCGGGCCGGACGCTCCATGGTGGATGCGGATACTAAATATAAAGATTGGGCAAAAACAGCTTAAAGAGTGCAAACATATAGGTTTGCGGTCTTTTTTTATTACTAAAAGAAAGGATGTATATTCTTATGAATGAAAACGATATTCAGAGTGACGTTACTACAGAAGTTACAGAAACCACTGCTGGTGCTGCTGATGTTTCGGCTGGTGCCGCCGAAGAAGTTTCATATTCGCAAAATGATGTTGAACAGCTGAAAGCTTCTTTTGAGCAAGATAAGACCGCAGCAATTGAAAAGGCAGTTGAGGAGGCTTTACTAAAAGCTCAAATGCCGGAGGGAGAACGCCTTAGCTTTGAAATGCAGAAAAGGGCCGAGGAGCTTGCCGCCAAAGAGAATGAACTGATTATGAAAGAGCTTACGGCAG